CCTTTCGGTTGCTCTCGCGTGATCACGCTGGGATTCTACATGCAGGTCTTTCCTATACAAAGCAGGGAGGAAAGAATCCGCTGAGACGCCAGCTAAGAAAATGGATGAGTCAGCAACATCAAGATGATGCCGAAACCGCCACTTCCAAGGGTGTAAGGTTCGTTGACCACAGCAAATGGGTCAAAAGCCGTGCCCCGGATTGGAAAAGCCAATACGGAGACGGCACGCTTCGAAGAAACTGGAACTTCATTTCAAATAACTGGAACTCAATCCAAATCGCTTTGGAATTGGCTTACGGAACCGTTAGAGGTGTGCCGAAACACAACAACTCACGGCTCTTATGCACCTTTTACTCCACCATCGCGTACTTCCTACGACGGGGATTAAAGGGGATAAAGGAGTGGGCTCACGAGCGAAGGAGCATGTCTATGCACGAAGGGACTTTCAAGTCAATAAGAAAGAACCTAGGTTATAAACGTGCCCACCAATACGCACGTGGGACCACTACTCGAAACCTATTCTTAGCCTCAACCCTTTCACGAGGGATGAGGGTAAAATTAGAGTCCCAAGAAATCAAAGTCGAAGAGCAAAAGATAATGAACCGTTTAACTGAACATAAGAGACGAATCGAGCCAGCCTTAAGAGAAAAGCTGACCAAATTCGTGACTCGAGTGGCAGGTTTGGTTAAATTTGCTAAAACGGTGAGGCGGCAGGCACTATACCCACCTCCCTCGACAAATGCATGTTATGAAAACAGCAAATCGAAGGGGGGCGTGACTACCGCAGACAAGTTGAACAAACTGAATGACGTGGAAGATAACAATAATCAGGCACGTTGGTATCAGCAAGCGCATAGATACTTAAATGTACAAATGACTCGTCTAAGGGTGTGGAAAATGGAATTACTCCACGACCCTCTTAGCCGTAATAACCCAAAACAACCTCCAATATTCCAACACCCATTCTTTGATGATGGTGGATACCTCGGCGAGGTACCACCGAATAGCTGGTGGGATGAATCAGAGATTATCGAGGGGTTCATTAACAAGCTCGACATACTCCGAGGTCTGGTACTCAGTGCCCTTAGAGAGCGTTACCGCCTACGCGGGATGATGACAAGATCTGAACCTTACGATTTACTTCCTTTCGACCCATTGTTTTGGGGCCCACCGGTTTTAATCGCAAGACCAGACCGTGCCTTCAAACCCACAGTAGCCAGAATCGCTGACATCTTAGGGGTACCGAATACACGAAAAGCACAAACATCGCGCGACGTATGCGAAGTTGCCATCAGAAACCTGCTCAACACAGTAAGACCGCTAAACTGTAAGGTACATGTAATCGAAGAATTCCAAGGAAAACTCCGAAGCATAACCGTACATGAAGCGGCCTTAGTGCAGTGTGCAAGAATGATGAATAACCTTATACTTCCAATTCTTGAGAGGTTACAAACCTCCCAAGATCTACTTAATGGAAACAATATTGTTATCACGAGGGTTGCAAAACCCGATGTGAACATCATTGCATACTCCGCTGATCTAAGCAAGGCTACCGATATGATGAATCAGCCAGATTCCCAACACCTACTCGAACATTTGTTGACCCTTGCGGGTGCACCAAAGAGGATTCGAGACTGTGCTAAGTATATAACCAACCCACAATACGTGACTCACATTAATGGTCAAGTCATTGAGAACCCCCGCTTAACTACTGCGGGGGCCCTCATGGGGCTCGGACCAAGCTGGAGCCTGCTTAGTTTAATGAATACTTTCGCTGCTAATTTAGCTGGATTTTCACCCAACTCCTTCCGAGTCTGCGGCGACGACCTTGTCGCTTTAGGCACGAAGAAACAATGCAATAGTTATGAACATAACCTTCGCAGATTGTCCCTCGTGCCCAATACAGAGAAGTCCTTTCGAGGGGACAACGCAGTCTTTTGCGAGATGCATTGTACCCGAGAAACTACTAAACTCAAGACAGGGGATGTGAGACACACCCTGACTGGGGTTCAAGAGGTCAGAATAGCTCAAGCAACAGGAGCTAGGCTCCTGGCAGGCGGGGATTACACCCGCCTTAAAGCTTTAAGCCAGGCTGACGAACTCAATGACCTATCTTACGGCATCAACAGAGGAAAATATCGTACTCCTCATCCTTTGATTGCTCAAATGATGAGAAGGACGGCAAATCATGTCAGTGTCGGGACAGGGGGCAAGGTTGCCGACGGAGGGGGGGGAAGGGGGAAGACCACGCGAACGACCTTCAACATGTTCGTGAATCATGGTAAATTCACTACAACGAGTAAAAGGAAAACGTCCACAGTACAAGCTCTCACGGACGAGGTGCTTTCTATGCCATCCACCGAAACTGGGGTAGACCGAATGGACCTGCTAGTCGAATTAACGACCGGACAGGCACAGGCGGATCAGTCCCAGGGACGATGGAGGAAAGCATCCGTCGCAAGAGTGAGTACAATTCGGAAACTCTGGAAAGGCAGATACACTAACTGCTCTAAGATGAACCCGTATAAATTGATAAACAAATCAATCAACGGGCGAATCGAAGAGGGAAGTATCAGATCTAAAGACGGCAAAACCGCCCTTAGAAAGTCTTATTCATACCTCAGAAGAGGGAATTATAAGCGTGCAATCCACGCTATCCAGAGGATTCCAAATCTAGTCTCTGCAGAATCAGCAGCAGACCTTCTCGATAAAGTTCCAGTACTTCTTGGCGTCATCAGCCCAGTGGCTGAAGAGGTACAACGAAACTTACGTGAGCA